TTTTCCGTGTAACGAATACACGGAACTTCATGACTAATGAGTTTACTTCGCAACAAGACATTGATAACCAGTACGTGATCAACCTTGACGATCTTACACAAGACGCTTCGGGTTTGGTGCGTTTATAAAGGAGTTGTTCGGGTGAGCGATTACGCACACAAATTTGATGCGCTGAAGAAGCGTTTCAGTGAACGCGATGAGCGTATGCGTGAAGTGTCTCTGGTTCGCGCTGGGCATGCTGATCAAGTTTTCCCGGGCATTTTCCCTACCCAAAAATGGTCACGTCCCATTATCGCTAACCTGATTGATGTTGTTGCCCGTGACTTTGCGGAACAAGCCGGTGTTATTCCCACGATTAGTGCCTCGGGTGACTCGGCCCTTGAGGAGTCTTCACGGACTCGGGCTGATAAGCGCACAAAGATAGCAAACTTTTATATTGCTTCATCCCGTTTGGGTATTGAAATGATTCGTGCTGCGGACCAGTACGCAACCTATGGTTTCACCCCGTTCCGTGTAGAGCCACACTTTAAAGAGAACCGTCCACATATTCACGTGGAAAACTCGATGGGTGCATATTTTGATCGGGATCGTTTCGGTCAAGTGAACTTGTATTGCCACACTTTCCGTCGTAAAGCAGGCGATGTGGCCGCTATGTTCCCTGAACTTGCCGACAAGATTATGAAACGTGGCATGTTCGGTGCGCAAGACGCGAACCAAATGATTGAGATTGTGCGTTGGTATGACGCTAAAACGTCTGTCATGTTTATTCCTGAACGTGACGGTCTCATGTTGGCGCAAACCGCAAACATTCTCGGTCGTGTACCTGTGGCTATCGCTCAACGTAACTCTCTTGACTCTGAGGCTCGAGGCCAGTTCGATGACGTGTTGTTTGTTTTCGCGGCTAAAGCGAAACTGGCGTTGCTCACGATGGATGCGGTCCAAAAATCTGTGGAGGCTCCACTTGCGCTGCCGCAAGATGTCACCCAGTTAACCGTTGGCCCTGACGCAGTCATTCGTTCTAACTCGCCGGAGAAAATCCGTCGCGTACCGTTGGATGTTCCCCAGTATGCATTCGCTGAGAACAATGTTTTGTCGGAGGAACTACGTTTAGGTACACGTTTCCCTGAGTCTCGCGCGGGACAATCTGAAGGTTCCATTGTTACCGGGCAGGGCATTAAAGCGTTGCAGGCTGGTTTCGATGGGCAAATCAAAACCGCCCAATCAATCATGGGTGAAGCACTCGGCGAAGCAATATCACTAGCCCTAGCAACCGATGAGGCTTTCTTCCCAGATGTGAAGAAAGAAGTCTCAGGTTCTGCTAACGGTGTGCCGTTCAAGTTGGCGTACACACCCGACAAAGACATTAACGGTGAGCATGGCATCAACGTGCAATACGGTTTGATGGCCGGTTTAGATCCCAACCGTGCCCTCGTGTTCGCGTTGCAGGCTCGCGGTGACAAACTTCTTTCCCGCCGTTTCGTTCGCAATAACCTCCCTGTCACGATGAATGCGGCTGAAGAAGAACGCGCCATTGACATGGAAGAGATGCGTGACTCACTCAAGGCGGGAGTGTCATCCCTTGCTGCTGCTATTCCTCAAATGGTGTCACAGGGTCAAGACCCCACAAAGATTATTGAACAAATGGCGATGGTTATTGATCAACGTAAAAAAGGTGTCCCGTTGGAGGATGCTGTAGCGAAAGCGTTCGCACCAGCACCTAAACCGGAACCGAAAGCACCAGATGCTGCACCGTCAATGTTTGGTGATGAAGCACCCGCTGAACCTGCACAGGAAGAAATCCCGTCAGGTCCAGTAACGAATGAGGCGTTACCGCAAGGTCCGCCAGCAATGCAGCAGTTACTCGCAGGTTTAACAAGTTCAGGTCAAGCAAGTATGTCTAACCGTGTGGTTAGAAATATCCCCGCATAAAAGGAGAAATCATGGGTATGGGAAAGCAAGGCGGAATGGTGAAAGCACCAGTCGCTACAAACATTGAAGGTAAGAAAAACGGTGGCGCTGTTGTTGGCGGTGGCATGGTGAAGTACGGCATGACCCCTAAGCCTGTCGCTGGGAATTCTAAGAAGACTAAGTAGTGGCAGCCTCAATGAAGTCCCCTCGGCCAAAGAAGACGGCTGTCACGGGAACTAAATACATTACAGAGGGTCGTCCTGCAAAGAAGAAGCCGTCGACAGTTCTCCAAAAACCTATAAAACTTTTGCCGAAGCCTGCAAGAAAGTCGATTGCTGAGGGACGTAAACCTGCACCGAAACCTGCAAGAAAATTGATGCCGGGTAAAGCGGGAATGGTGGACATGCCAATGAAAGACAAGATCAAACCAATGCCTCGCCCCAGTAAAACCGGTGGCAAGCCTGCACGTAAACCAATGATCAGCCGCCGAAGCGGCTTCTAAATCTAGGAATAATAATGCTGCCCAGCAACTCGAAGAAGAAAAGCATCCCTGCATCATTGAGGGCACGTAAGCCAATCCCTGAGTCACTTAAAGCGCGTAAACCTACACAGCGCAGTACTCCTAAATTTGTACGCGGCGGAGGCGCTGGTCCCGGTGAGGGTGTTCTTGCTAGTCAAGTAGTGGAAGCAATGAAGTTTCTTTTTGGTGACAGCAGTGAGATTACAACGAATGCTGGTGGAGTAACACGTAAAGTTAAAATTGCAGAGTCTGGAAACCCGATTGGGTCAATTATTGGCGCTGCTGGTCGCAAACTAGCGTCAGATGCGGCAAAAGGAATCGCTAAAAAAGAAGCGAAGAACACTGCATCTTTGACTAAGCCTCGCACCGCCAAGCCTGCAAAGCCTGCAGCAAAACTTTCCAAGGCTGAAGCACGCGACATGGAACTTGCGGACATTAAAAGACTAATGATGCCTGATCCTCGCCCTGCACGTGCTGCAGCGAAGTTCTCTGCTGATGACGGTATCCGTCAGGCTATGCGTGGCAAGTCCGGCAAGGCGTTAACGACAGGCCCGAAGCCTGTGCGTTCAGGTTTTAAAACCGCTGCTGCTTTCAAAACTGCTTTGAAGAAGTGGGAAAGTAAGTTAGAGGCTAACCGTGCAGCGGTTCGTGGTGGGGGAGACTCAACACCTGTTGCACCGAAAGCGACTCCTGCAGTGAAGAAGCCTGCGGTGAAGAAGGATCCAGCCCCGGTTGCGAAGAAAGATCCCGTAACTCCGAAGAAGCCAGCAGTAAAGAAACCTCAGGCTAAGAAGCCAACTCCTAGCACTGCTCTTGTGAAGCGTCCGGGTAGCGCGGTTGCGACTCGTCCGGGTGCGCCCACTGCTAGCACTGCTAGCAAGGATGTAGTGAAAGAGCGTGGCGTTCCAACCTTCTCGTATGCACGTCCAACGACTGCTGCGGGTCGAGCAAAGTTGGCAATTGAAGGTCCAAAGGCGCAAGCGAAGCGTCCTGCTGCCATTGCTGCAGGCCGGTCGCAGTTAGCGATTGAGGGTCCGAAGAAGGCGGCCACGGCTGCTAAGGGTGGCATGTCTAAAAAGAAGAAAGCACTCATTGGTGCTGCTGGTGCTACTGGTCTTTTGTTTGGTGCAGGTGAAGTTCTAAGACGTTCAGATAGTGAAAGCAGCAAGGCTGACGGTGCTGAAGGAATTAAGCGTCAAGTGTTGACGGATAAGTACGGCCGTCAAATCGGTCGCGCTGAATACAACCGGCGTGAAAAGTACCGGGCAAGCATTGCCGGTAAGACACCTAAGCAGGTTGAAAAGATGCGCAAGGCTGAGCAGAAACGTCGACTTGAATTCCGCAGGTCGGATGGCAAGAAGCAGTTCGGCGCTCTTGCTTCCAAGAAGAGTAAGAATCTCAATGTTCCTGTTGGCACAAAAGTCAGGAAGATACGTCAAGGACCAGTGAGTCCTCAAAACATTCGGGATCGTGAAAGATTTAAGTAGGGGTTATGGCGCAAGCAAACGTGAGTGGACCGGGGCCGTTTAGTCAACGCACAGACGTGAAGGGGCAACCTCAACGTGATCTTGGTGGTGCGGCCTACGGTGAGCAGAAAGAGTTTTCTGACATTCAGGGTGGCGCGAAAATGAATCGTGGCTCAATGGGTGGGGGCATGCCTGCCATGCCAGCCATGCCAAAGGTCACTGGTTTAGGTGAACCCACTCAACGCCCTGAAGAGCCTGTTACTTCTGGTGCGCCCAGTGGTCCCGGTGGGGGTTTGGAAAGTATTGGCTATGGCGATACTCCACAGAAGCAAAACATGATGGATGCGAAGGCTGTGGCCCGCTACATGCCATCGCTTACTCGTGCCGCTAACACTCCCGGTGTACCACCATCGTTCGTTCGTTTCGTGAAGTATGTGAGGGAAATGTCTCTGTGAGTCAATTTGTTCGTAACATCGCTGCCGCTGTCGATGCATTAGGCATCGAGCCGGTTGGGGTCATTTACGGGATTGGCATGACTACTTGGGATTCTGATAAGGATCGTGACGATTTTCTTCAATTGATTACGGGGGGTCAGCGTGGCTAAGAACGCCCCGATCATTCCTGCTGCTAATTATTCCCGTCAAATTGAGCGTTTCAATCAGCCTACGGTTGAACAGCAGCAGCGTCAGCGTGATCAGGAGATTGCTCAACAGCAGGCTGCTGCTCGCGCTTTGGAACAACAAAGGTTGGAAGAGCAAGGCAACCAAACCATTTGGCAACGCTTCGGTTCCTTTGTTGGTGGCGCTGCAAGCACTGCGGCTTCTGCCGTGGGTGATGCTGCAGATTTCCTTGTCCCTAACGATTCACGTTCTGTTCCCGTGTTGGGTCAGGTTGCTCGCGCTGGTAGCGCGGTCGTCGACAATGTTGTTAAACCAGCAACCATAAATACTTTTAATGCGTACGACTATGCAGCGGACAATATTTCTCTTACTTTGTCTACTGGTGCTAACGCAGCGAACCCTAAGTATTGGCAGAACCGTGGTTCCAATGGAAGCCTGATTAGCGATTCTATGGATGTAAGTCCCGGTCGCGCAACGGTCGCAGCAGTGGAAGGTTTGGGTAGTTACCTTGGTCCATTAACCCAGCCTCTCGTTGGTGGTTCGAGTGATGACGCTGGTCTTAAAGGTATCTACAGAACTGACCCCGAATTCAATATTGCCAACAAGGCTCAGCGCGACAAGATGTTTGATGACAACTTGTCGCTGCGTTTAGCATCGGGTACTGCTGATGCTGCATACACATGGTTCCTTGACCCGGGTGTTATTGCCGGTAAAGGGATTACGGTTGCTCGGCGAGGAACAACAATGTTTGGTAAAGACTTCGCTGGGTTAACGGCACGTTCAACAATGGACCGTAGTGGGCGTGTTAATGAGGCAACGATGCGCCAAGTTGAGAAAGAACTTGACGAGTCAATGGAGTTCGCTGCGGGTGCGCGTGAAAGCGATAGTGCTTTAGGTGTGGTTGCTGATCAGATTGTTCGCGGGGACTATGAGGAACTGTTGAAACAAAGACAGTTTAAAGGCCCGAACCGTGATCAGGCTGCAGCGATTGGTTCGCTGATCAAAGACAAGACTGATGCAATTAATTTCCTTGGTGCTTCTTATGGTGTGAAGAAGTATCAGGATGCTCTTGCGCAGTCTGCTGGTGACTTGTGGGTTTCGATGGTGCGTACCGCTAAAGGTAACCCGTACGAAACTATTACTTTGAACACTCCTTCTGGTGCTGCCCGCCCTGTTCTTCTTGATGACCTTGTCGAGGATCGTGCAACGGTTCGTGCTGTCATCGAGGGTGCATCGAAACGTGACCCTGAACTGGCTGAGGCTTTACGCCGCTCGGATGCGTTGAATGCAGCAAACATGCAGATTGACAGCATGCCTGTTGGGTTCCTTGACTACGTGGGTGGTTCCAGTGCGCAGGGTATCCGCATCGCTCAAGCGTGGCGTGATGGCAAACAGGTACGCAAGGCGTTACTAACGGGTGATCGTGCTGCAAGCACACGGGCTGGTGTGTCAGGCACTGCTGCCATTAAGGCTCGTTACGCTCGACCTGACGGTACAGCGCCAGCACTTTTTGAGAGTGTTTTTCAAGCGTCAAGTACGGCCCCCCGCATTCGCATGTGGGACTGGGTGACGGGCAGTGTGGCTAATGGCCACATCAACATTCGTGATTTCAATGACGGTAAGTCCGCTGATGAACTGATGGCTGCCTTGACGGATTCTCCTTCGGTTAAGAAGGACAAGGATTTTATGAAGGCGCAGTTGAATTTGTTTGCTGCCGCTGGCTCCAGTACTGAGTTGAAGTACGGTGCGATCAGGCAGATTGAAAAAAATGTGACTGACTTCCTCGCTGACAAGCATGGCGGGAATAAGCCGTTGTTGCAGGAATTGTATAAGCGTCTTGACAAGAATCGTTCAACAGCGGTTGAGGCTTTTCAAAAGCGTGGGTATGCGGTTGATCCTGAGAATGGTGACATTCTCATGAGTACAGCGCAGATGCGTTCACAACTTGCGAACAGTATGCCGATGTTGAACATGCGCGTGTTGGAGAAATCAGCAAAGATCGCAGGTCGTGACGTGTATAAGAATGTTACTGACGCTGATCTGGTGGGCATTCGGAAGCAGGTCGTTGGTGCTGGAGCAAAAACTTTCCTTGATGAGGTTGAGACTTTGTGGAAGGCCGGTGTTCTTCTGCGTCTTGGTTACACGCAACGCAACGTGGTTGAGGGTTGGCTGCGTAGCCTCGCTTATCTTGGCACGATTCCAGCGTTGGCTAACGCACCGCAGGGTTTCTCTAACTCTTTGTACAACAACACTCGACGCATCGCGTCGAAAGTTCCTGTTGCCTCTCCTAATGGCAAGGTCACAACACGCCTTAAGGGCATGACGATTCTGCAAAAGAAAACCGTTAACTCTGTTAACGAGTTACAGCGAAGGCTTGCTGAGGCGGAGGATCTTGCACGGCGGGGAACACCTGACATGCCTGATGTTGAATTACTTAAGTTGCGTGAGCAGTTGCAATCTAAGATTGATGATCTTGTAAAGATCGAGACTCGCGTTGGTAACTTGAAGTCACGTCGCGCAATGGGTGATGATGGCGCTTTCTCTGGTGAGTATGCGGATATTATTCGTAGGCTTTCTAGTGCGGATCAAACCACGCGCGAGTTTCTTGAGTCCGCAGTTATGCGGAATCGCCAAGAGGCTTTGGATGATCGCAACTGGAAGATTGTTCAACCCGGCGATGACCAGTACTGGAAAGAACTATCGAATGCAATCCGGCAGTTTCGTGCTGATGAGATTGGTGTTCGTCTTCTTCGTGGGGAAAACATCGGTGACATTGTTGCTTTCGTGAAATCTTCAAAGGGCAAGAATTACCGCAATGACATGCAACTTTCTTACGATGAGGTTGAGGGTCGTGTTGTTCAGTTGTCTGAGATCATTGACGATTACATCCCTTTGCAGTCTGTGCGCAGCATGGCTGCTAAAAGCGATTTGACCGAAACACAGTTGCAAGCGCGACTGGGCAGTTTGTCTGCTGGTGCTATACGTAAACCTTTCGATGGTGCTGCTGGGCGTAAGCGTTTCGCTGAATTGTTGGACACGAACAGCCAAAAGAAGGCTGTCATGAAAATGTCTGATGAGGAGTTTGATGATGCTGTTCGCGGATACAATGCACAGATTGCTGCTGAGGGTGCAACTTTAAGTCCTATTCATGGCCGCAAGGTAATGGCGTTGAGTGGTGGGCAGATCGGTGCAAAGATCTACCAAGCACCTATCCAATACTTGTTTAAAGCCTTAGGAACCTTTCCTGAAACAACATTGGTTCGTCACCCGTTTTATGCGGAAGTGTGGTCACGCCGCACGAACGCTTTGCGTGACATGGCTATTCGTCAAGGTCGTGACATTAACCCAACCACGGTTGAGGGTGCGAAGGTTGTTGAACAGATCGATAAGGCTGCGCATCGTTATGCGATGCGTGCCACGAACGAAACCTTGTACACCATTGAGCGGTACTCGAACATAGCGAATACGTTCCGCTGGTTCTCACCGTTTATTGCAGCGTGGGAGAACTCGTTCAAGGTGTGGACGAAGATGATTGTTAATGATCCGTCTATCGCTGCACGGGCAAGCATCCTGTGGGACATCCCATCCCAGTTGGGGTTGATTGTTGATCAGAATGGCGAGAAGATTGAGGGGAGTCGTTTCGATTTCCTGACGGGTAACGTGGATCAATACATTACTTTGCCGTCTGCTATGAATGATTTCTTCATGAAGTTTAGTGGCGGTATTCCGTTCCGTGTACCTAGATCGTCTTTTAACTTTGTCACTCCGGGTGCTACCCCGTACCTTCCGGGGTTCGGTCCCATCGTGACGTACCCGGTTGGTGCTGTTCTTGCCCAGAAGCCTGACCTTCAGGAGATTCTCCGTGAGAATCTTGGCGATACTTTGTACACGCAGATTGCACCGTTCGGTGTTCCACAGAATGATCTTGTTGATTCGTTTGCCCCACCGTGGGCGAGGCGAATGATTCAGCGTTGGCAGGGTGAATCGGATCAGGATTACTTAAAGGTGGTTGGTGCTGTCTCACAATCTGCAATGGTTCAGTGGTATAAGAACGGTGCTGATCCTGATGAGAAGCCACAGCCTGATGAAATGATGCAGAGGGCGAATGACTTCTTCTTGTTTGCAACGATTGTTTCCCTGTCGGCCCCTGTTTCTTTGAACCGGATCAGTCCGTTTCAGAAAGAGATTGACGTGTGGAACGCTTTACGCACAGATCCCACATTGACTTATGCACAAAAGGTGGACAAGTTCCTTGAGAGTGAAGGCGAAGAGTTTCTTCCTTTGACTGTGAGTATGTCGAAGTCGAACATCCCCGGACTTGATCCAACGATTGAGGATTACAAAGTATTAAAGAAACACGATTCTTTGACTCGTGATCTTGCCAGTCTTGATCCTCGGGCGATTGGCATTGTTTCTTCAAGCGTACCTTTAGGTGAGTTTGATGAGGGTGTGTACAAGTGGCTGAATGAAACAAACATTCCGGGTACTTTGGATAAGTTTCGTGGTGCGCGTCCCGTTGGTGAGGGTATTGATGCCATCAACATGACGAAGGCGTGGCGCACGTACCGTGCTAGTAAGCAGGTCATTGATGATGAACTGGAACGCCGTGGCTTGTCCTCTCTTGAAGTGAATGCTGCTGCGGATCTGAAAGAGCAGTGGAAGTACTACGTGAACAACACGATGGTGAAAATGTATGGTGAGGAATGGGTGAGCGAGTTTAACTCGTTTGAGAATTCCGCACCAACATATTTGGTTGCCATCAATAAGGTTCTTAACAATAAAGAGTTCATGTCTTCGACTGGTAAGTCGGAGATGTGGAACAGCGTGAACATGTACATGCAGTCACGGCAGGTTGTGATTGATTCTGTTGCGGCTGGCTATGACAGGGCAACTGCTTTGGAGCAGTTCTATGACTACACAGCAAACATGCGCAATGGATCAATTGCGTTCAGTGATTTCTATGACAAGTTCCTTGATCAGGATGACTTTAGAGAGATGGGACTGAGTAACCTTGAGTACTAATGCGCCTCCTCCGTATTTGACTAAGAACCCTTTGGTTTATGCAGCGAATAATCCGCAAGCGAACGTGTCTAGTAATGGAACGATTGTTTTGAATCCTTCGGGTGCGGCTGCTGGTGCAGCCACTGTCTCCGTCATTGGTGAGAATGGTTTGCAGCAGGTTCCTATCGATGTCATTCTCGCTGAAATAAATAACACTCGCGCTAACAATCCTAATCTTTATAACCGATTAGAAAAACTTGTTGACGCTAATGGCTTCAGTAGTTTTCAGGATGCCCTTGAGATTGCCGCGTTTGACACTAGTAGTGGTGAGCGCAGTTGGGAACAGTTCCTTGGTGTTCGTTCCCAGAACCCCGAAGTCGCCGCTGACTATGCGAAGCGTCAGGGTGGTGGGGGTAGTGGTGGACCCATTAATTCAACGAATACGCAGCGTAATTTGTCGAGTGCATCTCAGGCTGGTTCCATCATGGATGCCACGTTCCGAAGTGAACTGGGTCGTACGGGAACTAAGGATGAGGCGCTCGATTTCCAGAAGGCTTTGAATGAGCAGCAGCAAAAGAATCCCACGGTCAGTAGAACCAATGGTTACTCCGATGGTAAGGGTAGTAGTACGTCAAGTACTACGACTACGGGAACTTTTGATCCGACTCGTTTCGCGCAAGAGTATGCGCGTTCACAGGAGGGTTATGCGGAACGGTTCGCTGGTATTAATTTCATGAAGATTCTTGATGATGCGATAAGTAATCCAAATATTGTTGAGCAGATTGTTGGGGAGGGTATTGGTGGCCAAGCCAACTAACGAGCAGGATCCCGTATTGAAGCAAGATAAACTCAACATGAAGAAGTTGGGTGCGTCTTACGGTATCGCTGCTTCCGTATACAAAAACAATGATGAAATTAAGAAGTTGCTTCGCAAGATTATAGATGATCAGGCTAAAGGAATAACCTATGAACCTATTGACATTGTCAATATGCTTAACGAAACTGATTGGTTTAAGGATTACAGCAATCAGTATCGTGGTGTCGAACTGGACCGCGCTCGCATGTCACCTGAACGGTGGCAAGAGGGTATTGATACCCGTGCCCGTCAGATAACTGAATCTTTCGCTGCATCAGGTGCGGAGATCGATGATGCTACCGCGCAGAAGTATGCGGAGCAAATGATTTACGGTTCGGGTATTGACGAGCAGGGTAATCAGAAACGGTATGACCAGAATTGGTTGAATGAATCAATCGCTGACGCTATTGATTTCACGAAAACTAAAACTGTTGGTGGCTTTGAAATGTATGACCTATCTGGGGCTGCGGAGAAGACCGCGACTGACTTGTACAAGTTGGCTAATGATTACGGTATCGATTCGGCTATGACGAATCGTGCGTTCACTTCTTGGTTCGAGTCTTCCTTCAAGGGTTTGATGAATAAGTCGATGCAGCCACAGGATGTGGATGATCAGTTGATTGATTTGGCTTCTTCTCGCTTCCCGGGTTTGGCTAAGCAGATGGCTGCTGGTCAATCGTTGCGCACTGCAGCGAATCCTTACTTGCGGGTGTTGGCGGATGAGTTGGATCTTGACCCTGAATCGTTTGATCTTAATGACAACTTGGCTCAGAAGGTTTTGAATAGTGTGGATGATTCGGGGAACTTTAAGCCTATTAGTTTGTACGACGCGAAACTTGCGGCCCGTAAGGATGAGCGGTGGAAGTCAACTGAGACTGCTCGCAAGGAGTACACGGATATTGGAAATATGATTCTTCGCGACTTCGGATTCTTGGGGTGATGTAAATGGCTGAATATGACATGTCCAGATTTACGGGCTTTGCTCCAGACGCATTCAATGCTGATTACAGTTCCTTGGCGGGTATCGACTGGAATGCCATTGAGCAAATGGATTTCAATAACATTGGAATAACCCCCGGTGCGATTCCTCCCGGGGCTACCCCTGATGGTTCAGATAGCGGGGGTGGTGGAGGTGCGGCGGTAGCAGCACCTACTGCTATCGGTGTTTACCAAAAGCGTGTCGGTCAGTTCATGGTCACCTATGAGCGCATGTCTAATGGGACAGACCGTGAGATTGATCGGGTTCGTGAGCGTTCCGCTGGTGATGACGTTCAGGCGATGTTTACTGCTGCTGGTCTAAACAAAGAGTTCGTGGATCAACTCGTTGGCATTATTAACGGGATGTATGAGCAGACCGTTGCCCCGACACAGGGTGAAATGTTGAATGCTATTTACAACTCTGAACCGTACAAGCAGCGTTTCTCTGCCAATGAAATCATTCGGCAGAGACTCTCCGGTGGTCAGGGTAGGCCGGGAGATCGGTTGCTTTCCCCTAAGGAATACATTGATTTGGAGAACACGTACCGCACGATTTTTCAGGACGCTCAAATGCCTACAGGTTTTTATGATGCACCTGACGATTTCAATACCCTGATCTCTAATTCGATTAGTGCATCAGAGTTGCAGTCTCGTGTGACTACTGCCGCTGATGCGTTGCAGAAGGCTGATCCTGCCACTATTAACAGTCTTAGCCGCTACTACAACCTGACTCAGGGTGATCTGGTGGCGTACCTTCTTGACCCCGCTAAGGCGATGCCTGTGCTTGAGGGTGTGTCTAGGCGTGCAGAGAACGTGAATGGTTTGAACAGCCGCGTTGATCTTCAACGCATGTATGAATCAGCGCAGGTTGGTGGTTCTGCTGAGCGTCAAGGTATGAGTGTGGATAAGGGCATGTCTGAAGAGATCGTTGATCTTGGTAAGGCGGACAGGGCTGATGAAGCGTTCGCTGTTGCGGGCGCTCAGGAGATGGATGTTCGTCGTCTTGGAAAACTTTACGATCAACCGTTGGATTTCAAGGATCTTGTTAAAGAGTCCTTGACGTTAACGGGTGGTGTCGAGTCGGGTAAGAAGCGTAGGAAACTTGCTTCGAAGGAACGCGCAGCGTTCGGTGGTCAAAGTGCCCTTGACCGTACGTCTTTGCGAAAAATGCAGGACATTTAACACAAGCCCCTCAACGGATCGATCGGCCCTGTTGAGCGTATCAAGTCCGATAGTCGCTACATCCATAGCCCAACTACCCCTTGTTGGGCGTGAGGGTAGTGCAACCCGTAAGGGTTTTGATCAAGGGAGTATGGAAAATGAGTCAATACGAATATGACGGTGAAGACTTCGATCTCGAAGTCGATGATTCGGAACTGTCCGGCACTGATCTGGTTAAGAAGTTGCGTAAGCAAATCAACGCAATGAACAAGGCACTCAAAGAAAAAGACGAGTTGCTTATCGACTATCAGGAAGTTGCTTATCAAAACAGTGTCGCGGAAACATTAAGCGAGTGGGGTTTGAATCCTCGCATCGCAGCGTTTGTTCCCGATGACATTGCTGATGAGGACGAACTGGCAGCGTGGCTGGAGGAATACGGTGACGCGTTCGCTACTGGCTCTGTCCAAGAAGAGGCAACTGATTCAGGCTACGGCATTGATGCGGATGCTCTTCAAGCCTCTGAGTTGATGGCTGATCTGGAGGATGGAAGTTTTGATCCAGAGGTCGGGTTAGACATGCAACATCGAATGGAGCAGGCGCAAACGCCTGAAGAATTACTCTCCATGCTCAGAGGTTAATCAACCCCTATAAAATAAAGGAAGTAACGGACAATGGCTCTTTCTAGTCGCTCCTCCGTTCCGAACCTGATTCAAACTGCTTACGATAAACTCGTAGAGTTCAATCTTCGTTCGGAACCAATGTTCCGCAAGTTCGCTGATAAGCGTCCTGCGGATGTAACTAATCCCGGTGGAACAATCGTTGTGCAGTTGCACAATGACATTGACCGTGTCACAACTACCCTCAATGAGGTTTCAGATGTTGACGCTGTTTCAATGAAGAACACCAACAAGGTATCGATCACTGTTGACGAGTGGGGTAATGCAATCGAGCGCACTGAGCGTCTCGCTTTGGAATCCCTGTCAAACATTGATCCTGCTATTGCAGATACTTTGGCGTACAACCAGTTGGATTCGCTTGACTATCAGGTTTACCGCAAACTGGTAAACCCTGCGGTTGGTCGCACTAACGGTATTACTCCTGCTGATGAAGTTGTTGTTAATGGTGTGGATAAAACCGCAACTGCAACCCCAACTTTGACTGCTTCAGATATTCGCCGCGCTGTTGCAAAACTGCGTGGCGCTAAGGTTCAGCCTCGCGATGGACAGTTCTACATCGGAATGCTGCACCCTGACGTTTCCTTCGACCTCCGTACGGAGGCTGCTGGTAGTGGTGCGAACGTGTGGCAAATGCCTCACACTTACACCGAAGCCGGTGTTGGCAACATGTGGACTGGTGAAGTTGGCATCTATGAAGGTGTTAAGTTCATTGAGTCTCCTCGTGTCGAGCAGATGGCTGGCGCTGGACGTTCAGTATCTAACAAGGCACTGACCTCTAACGTGGCTACTCTCACTTCAACCGGTCACGGTTTTGAAGTTGGCGAGACTGTCACTGTTGCTGGTGTTGATGCAACATTCAACGGATCATTCGTGATCACCGCGAAGACTGCTGACACGTTCTCGTACGCGAAGACGGCACCTAACGTCGCCTCCGCTGCAGTTTCCCCTGTGGGTACTGCTTCCTCCTTGGATCACAAAGTGATCCTTCTTGGAAAGCAGGCTCTGATGGAGGCTGTGACTTACGAACCAAAGACAGTGATTGGTCCAGTTGTAGACAAACTGGCTCGTTACCGTTCCGTTGGTTGGAAGTTCCTCGGTGGATGGAACGTCTACCGTCCCGAAGCACGTTACGTGCTTACGGTGGAATCAAGCATCTAAGGATGTGTGTTGCGGAGGGGTGGTTCTGCTGCCCCTCCGCTTCTTCTTAAGGAGTTTATATGTGTGCAAAGTGTGGCTGTGGTGACGTTAACGACACTGCAATGATTTACAAGAAGTCAAGCAAGAAAGATAAGTAGTGCCTATTTTCCGTGGACCTGATGTGCGGGTAAAGCGTGGACGGCCAGATGATCTTTGGTTCGTTTCCTACCCGAAGTCACGCACTGTTATTAAACAGAATGGTTCGTGGCGAAGTGTCAGCACACCACAGGAAGACTTCCTTGCCACGTGCGAGGTTGTTTTACGTGGCGGCTATGTGCATGAAATTAGCGATGATCTCGCTACTGAACTTACTAACGCCGGTTACGGCGAATTCATCTCGGAGGATTAATGTCGATTCATCGCATACGCAAACATCCCGATTATGTTGAGGGATGCTTCGGCTGTAAGGCTTCAACTGTTGTTGTTGCCGATGGGCAGATTCGTGCGGTTGCTCACAAGAATGAGCGTGAATTGAATGCTTACAGTGATGCCCGCAAGCAAGGCTTGCAACCACGTTCAACAAAAATGGCTGATACTTCTCGGGCTATTCGTGTTGCTGACCGTGTTGGTCAACCAGTCAGGATGGGATAAATGGCAACTCTTAGCGAACTAACGGAACAGACTCTGATTGAGATTGGCGCGTACACGCGCAATCAGGAATCAATCACTGTGTTAACTCAACCCGCAACCGATACCGATTTGGTGTTCACTGTGGATGAAACCTCCTCACTGTCTCGTGGCAGTGTGGAGATTGGTGATGAGATTGTTTACGTCAAGAAAGTTAACGCACAGTCAGGCACGATTGCGATCATGCCGGGTGGGCGTGGATGGTCAGGGTCGACAGCGGTCAGTCATGACGCGTTAACGATCCTTCGTAACAATCCTTTGTTTTCTCGTTCACAAATTAAACGTGCCATCAACGACACTATTGTTGGTATTGATTTGATGTCGATGGGTTCTTACGATTTCGTGTTTGATGGTTCCACGTTCGCGTACGTGTTGCCTGCAGATTTTAAGAACGTGACGGGTGTGTCATGGAAGTTACCGGACACAACGGGCATTTGGGATTTGATTCGTCATTACCGTATTGACCGTAACTTTCGGGTTGCTGGTTCTGATGTGACACGTTGCGCCATTGTGTTGGATGAAGCACCAATGCCGGGTCAGATTGTTCGCGTGCAATATGCACGCTTCCCGTCACCGTTGACGGATGCGCAGGGCTTCGCAACCACTGGTCTTCCCGCGAGTTCACAGGACGTTATTCGGCTTGGTGCATTGTGGCGTTTAGTTTCCACGGTGGATCCGGGCAAGGTTGTTGCTATCACTCCTTCGAGTGAAGTGTTGGATGCTGCTGTTCAACCGGGTCAATCAACTGCTACTGCACGTTACATATATCAATTGTTCAGTGTTCGTTTGGCTGAAGAGAAATCGAAGCAAATGATCAACTACATGTCCGTCATCAACTATCAAAGGTAATTGAATGGGAACTCCTGCACGTTACTATTCCAGTACTGCTGTCCGAACGACACTTGCTGCGTCTGTTTCTTCTACTGATGTTGAGGTGATTGTTGCCTCTAGCACAAACTTCCCATCACAGTACCCGTTCACGCTGATCCTTGAGAAGGATTCAGCGAACGAGGAAATCGTTACGGTGACCGGGCTGGTTGGCGCGTCACTTGTGGTCACTCGTGGTTTCGATGGTACTTCTGCGCGTGCGCATTCTGCTGGTACGTCAGTGGAACATGGCGTGTCTGCGAAGGACTTCACTGATTTCCGTACGCATGAGGCTGCATCTAATGGTGTGCATGACATTGGCGCTGGTGCTGCTGTTGTTGGCACAACAACAACTCAGTCGTTGACGAATAAGACTCTTGGTGGGAACCTCGCCGCTGGTGGTTTCAGGGTCACTGGTCTTGCTGATCCTGCTTCTGCGCAGGATGCTGCTACCAAGAACTTTGTTGAGACTGGGGTTACTAGCCAACTGACGTTGGCTGAGGCTGCTAAGACTGCAGCGGTTGCGGCGAGGGTTGCTGCTGAACTTGCTGAAACGAATGCGGAGACCGCTGAGGTCAACGCTGAGACTGCACAGGTGGCTGCTGAAGCAGCGCAGGCTGCAGCAGAGATCGCTGAATCCAATGCGGAGACTGCGGAGACTGGTGCAGCAGTGAGTGCGTCCAGTTCTTCTTCCAGTGCTACTGCTGCTGCTGGTAGCGCATCGACTGCATCCACTCAGGCTTCTAACGCTGCCACCAGTGCATCTAATGCTGCAAGCAGTGCCGCTGCTGCAGCCTCCAGTGATAGCGCAGCGGGTGCATCGGAGTCGGCTGCAGCGACATCAGCATCTAACGCTGCTGCTTCTGAGAGTGCCGCTGGTACTAGTGAAACGAATGCGGCTTCGTCTGCGAGTGCCGCGTCAACGAGTGCATCGAATGCTTCCACGAGTGAAGGCAATGCCGCCTCTTCGGCTTCTACTGCTGCCACTTCGGAATCGAATACAGCAGCCTCTGAGGCTGCTGCTGCTACCAGTGAGGTTAACGCTGCAGCGTCTGAGACCGCTGCAGCCACGAGCGAATCTAACGCTGCTACGAGTGCTAGCGGTGCAGCCGCTTCTGCCAGTGCTGCCTCTTCGTCTTCGGTGGATTCGGCTAACTCTGCTGCTGCTGCAGCGACAGCCTTAGATTCTTTCGATGATCGTTACCTTGGGTCTAAGTCGGTTGCACCGACACTTGACAATGATGGCGATGCCTTACTACAGGGTGCATTGTTCTATCTGAATACTGGGTCTTCTGAAGTCATCGGCATGTATGTCTTCGATGGTGCTGGCTGGTTGAAGGCTTCTGCCGCATCTGTTGCTTCAATTGTCACGTACGAGTACACGGCTACCGCTGCACAAACAGTGTTCTCTGGGGTGGATGACAATGCTGTGAGCATGTCATTTACTGCTGGTTTGATTCAAGTGTTCCTCAACGGTGTGCTTCTTAATCCCGGTGATGATTACACGACCGGAGTGAACAGTGTCACTCTGGCGAGTGGCGCTGCGGTGAGTGACACGTTGACTGTTGTTGCGTTTGCTTCGTTCAATGTGGCGAACACGTACACGATTGCTGAGGCGGATGCTGCGATTGCTTCTGCTACTGCTGGTCTTGGTGGTGCTACTGGTGGTGGCGCTGATCAAGTGTTTTATGAAAACGATGTTGCTGTGACAACTGATTACACGATTAGTACAGACAAGAACGCGATGAGCGCCGGGCCTGTAGAGATTGAAGCAACAGCAACAATAACGATTCCTAGCGGATCAGTATGGAGTGTGGTCTAAATGGGTAACGTACGTTTATACGGTTCGACAAGTGGCTACACGGAGTTAGCGCCACCCGATATCGCTCCTGACGGTGTGTTGTCGTTGCCGTCAGGGACGGGGACGTTGCTGACTGCTGAGGGTGGGAAGGTGTTGTCTGTAAATTCGGTAACAAGCGCAGCGACTTTCAGTACTAGCAGCACAAGTTTTGTTGATGTAACTAGTATGTCAATTACGCTCACACCAAAAAGCGCAACAAGCACTTTTATTTTGGCTTTTTCTACATTCCAAAATAGGTCAGGGGCGGCGATAGAAGCAACCTACCAGTATTTAAGAGATGCAACTGCGGTAGGCAATTTTGCGCAAGATAGTCAAAGTGGCCCTCCAGAGGTTGTTTCTAATTTATTCCCTGACAGTCCAGCAACTGCAAGCCCAATAACTTACAAAGTGCAAGCAAAAACAAATGCAAATACCTTAAATATATACACTCGTTCGTTCATTATTTGGGAGGTGTCAGCATGATAACTACAGCACAAGCCGTAGCGTCCCTCCGTCCCAACATTGAGTGGACTATGAACGGTGACGATGTTGAAAATATTATTTGGCACACACCAAACGTGGAGCCTTTAACAACCGCAGAGGTTGAGACGGAAGTCCTGCGTCTTGAGCAGGCTGCTGTTGATGCTGAGGCAGTCAAGGTTGCTGCGCGTGAATCGGCGGTAGCGAAGTTGTCTGCGCTTGGATTGAACTTGTCCGAGGTTGAAGCGATTGTGGGGAGTGTGTAATGGCTGTAACTATTGATGGTGCTGGCCCGTTGGCTGGTGCAACAACGTTGAATGGTTTAACTATTCCGACTACAGGTTTCGGGAAAGTGTTGCAGGTAGTGACAGGAACAACTACCACACAAGTCACTAGCACTTCTAGTACATTTGTAGACACAGGATTGACAGCGACAATAACGCCATCATCAGCGGCAAGCAAAGTGTTAGTCCTTGTCTCACAACAAGTGTGTATGGACTCAAACGACACTGGAATTATGACCGTTAAAATAGTTAGAAATTCAACAGATATACAAACAAATTTGTATTCAGCGTTTCTTTCTTTAGCAACAATTGTACGTTATACGGCTTACAATTCGTACATTTTTTTAGACTCACCAAATTCAACTACCGCAACTATTTACAAAACCCAATTTGCTATGCCCACGGCTAATTCAAGTACTTATGGTTTTGTACAGCGAGGTAGCGGAACATCCGTTATAACTCTGATTGAGGTGGCAGCATGATTACGATAGACAAAGCAGTATCAAGTCTACGCCCCAATGTTGAGTGGTCAATGATTGGTGATGACGTTGAAGGCATCATTTGGCATACGGAGAATGTCACCCCGCTAACTCAGGCGGAGGTTGATGCTGAGGTTGCCCGCCTTGAAACCGTTGAGGCGGAGCGTGTTGCGGGTGAGGCTGCTGCACGAACAGCAGCGATTACTCACGCGAAGAGTCTTGGGTTTACTGATGAAATGATTTCTGTGATGTATCCGAATTTGGGGAGTGAAGCATGAGTACATTAAAGACAACTAATTTGCAGCATCCTTCTGCTGCATCTCCCGCGATTGTTCTTGATGCTGATGGTGATGCCACTTATGCGGGTGTGCATGATTTTAGTGCAGCAACTGTGACTGGTGCGCCGCAAGGGATGGTGCATATCAACACGACCACGTTTAGTGCCGTGTCGAGTGTGAGTTTGAATGATGTGTTTACGAGTACATACGATTATTACAGGGTATTATTCGAGTTTGTGCCAAGTTCGGCTACGACTCACACGATGAGGTTACGCACCTCAGGGACTGATAACACCGACCCAGTTTACGCACACATTAACCAACGTAATTATTCAACAGCAATAACAACTTACGCAGGATCGGCAAGTACATTAGTAGATTTTACCTATGGGCCTTGGGGAACAGAACAGTATTTTTCAGAGTTTGAGTTTCGTAATCCAGTAAAGGCGTCTAATACTGGCTGGCTAAACAGAACTACGAGTCACCAAACTAGCGGAGTTCAAATGTTTACGTCAGGATTTCACAAGTCCACAACAGTTTTTGACGGGTTTTCTCTGTTTTGTGCAGCAGGTAACTTTACAGGCACTATCCGCGTCTATGGCTACAGGAACGAGGCATAACAATGGCTGATGTTTTAGAAATAAACGTGGCAACAGGGGAACGTATCGAACGTGACTTCACCCCAGAGGAGCAAGCACAACGTGAGGCAGACATTGCTGCTGCCCTCGCTGCTGAAGCGGAACATGCTGCCGTGTTAGCGGCTGAGACGCAAGCGAAAACAGATGCTATCGAGCACGCTAAGTCTCTAGGGTTCACGGACGAAATGATTAATGTGATGTACCCATCGTTAGGGGTTGTGAATGTCTAGAGCAAGAACACTTGCCGATCTTGGTGGTCAGTCGCTGGCTACTGACAGCGAACTGTCGTCCGCTGTTGCCGACAAGGTAACTGATAGTGAACTTTCTGCTGCTGTTGCCGACAAGATTGCTAGCAACGGAACCGTAACCAATATTGTTGAGTTGACACAGGCTGCGTATAACGCTCTTACTCCTGATGCAACCACACTCTATGTCATTGTGGGATAGACATGCCACTGTTTAATTTCGCTGACTCTTTAAGGATTGGTAGTCGGACTGTTGCGCAGACGAGGAAAGGTGCGGAACGCACTTTCCCCATGTGGAATGAAGCAACTGGCGGGACAGTAACCACCATTACGAATTACAACGGCACAGGGCAAACGTGGAAGGTTCACAAATTCCTTAGTAGTGGAACACTCACAGTCACTTCTGGTGCGCAACCATTCCGTGTGCTTCTAGTTGGTGGTGGCGGAGGCAGCGGTTCATGGGACAAAGGTGGCGGCGGTGGTGGCGGTGGCATGTTTATTCGTGACGGCCAAACGATCAGTGCCGGTAGTCACGCCGCAACTGTTGGCGGATCGGCTGGTACTAGTTCTCTTGCAACGGTTGGCTCTGCGTCTCCGGGTAGTTATGGTGGAGGTCGCGTACAGAATGGTGGAGCGTCAGGCGCTCCCACGGCAAACGCTGGCGGCAATGGAGACTACGTGTATGCCTCCGGTGGTGGTGGAGGTGCAGGTGGTGTCGGCGGCAATGTCCGTGGCTACGAATTGGGCGGTGTAGGCGGAATAGGTAGATTAAACAACATTACGGGAACCAACACCTACTACGCGGGTGGTGGTGGTGGGGCACACAACTTGGGTCTTAATCCCCGTTGTCCCGGTGGTGCTGGTGGCGGAGGACAGACCGGACTAAATGGTGCAAACGGATTTGGTGGTGGTGGTGGTGGTGCAGGACTCGCAGGAAACGGAATTGGTGGTTCAGGTGTGATTATCGTTTCTTACAGGATCGCGTAACACTCACCCATCCATGTAACCCCAGCAAATCCGCTGGGGTTTTTTCATACCCGAAAGTAGAGACCAGTGCCCGAATGGATTGATAGTCCCACGGAACTCGCAACAATCATGGCGGTCGGTGCTTCCGTTGTTGGTGTCTTGTTTTGGATCGTGCGAACCAAAGTCAACGAGGTTCTGCACGAGACCATCCCAAATTCCGGTGCAAGTTTACGTGACGCTGTTGACAGGATCGAGCGGAACGTAGATCGACTAAACGAAAAACTCGATGGACACATTGATTGGCATCTAGATAAGGAGTCCAAGTGAACGAAGTAAACGAAGTCTTGTACAAACTAGCGGCAAGCCCTATTGGTGTTGCCTTCAAGGTTGGTGTGTGGGCTGCCATCGGTTGGCTTGTGGCAAACGTCGACTCCCTCAACCTGCATCCAGCGGTCGCTGTCGCGATTGCTGCCGGTGGTGTTGTTCTCACCGATGCACTCAACCCTGAAGATATTCGTTTCGGTAAAGGATCAATGCAATGAGTAAAACTATTAAGGGTTGGGATGTTATCCCCACGATGTCCGATGCTCGACTGAAACTGTTTACTGTTCCCGGCACTAAGCGTCACATGCGTTTGCGTAAGGATGTTGGCCCGTATCTTGTTGCTTTCATCGCTGAGTATCATCGTGTCATTCAGCCGATTGACGTTGGTACGTATGATGATTGGGCGTGGACTGCACCCCGCAAGGGTCGGGCTTCCTCTCGTATTTCGGATCACTGTGGTGGTGTAGCGGTTGACTTGAATGCAACTAAAGAGGGTAGCCAGTCACGGTCTAACACGTGGTGGGTGCGTCACCCTGTGAAAGCACTTCGCATGAAGCGGCTACTGCGGCAGTACTCCATGCTGGAATGGGGGGGGACGTACGAGCGATTTTATGACCCCATGCACCTAGTTATTAAAACTCCTAGCGTTGCTGCAGTTAAAACTGAAATGAAACGTCTTGGTATTACAGCCACTGGAAGAATTAAGGCTCAAGGGAAGGTCTGATTGTGTCGGAGAACAAGGGGATTGTTAATGATATTCCGTTCGCTTTGGGCACGGATGTTATTGAAGCCCTTGCACGATACGACCGTAACGATTTCGCTGCGAACTACGCCATCGGCAATCAGCCGTGGCTTAGTGCCATCACGAAGGACGATAAGTATTCCCGTGTAACGACGCAGTTCCAGAAGGAACGTATCGATCAGGGTGCTTCCGCTGGTGAGAACACGTTGTCTAACTGGTGGTTGCGTTCTGCCACGTCATGGCATCGTGGTGCGGGTGCGGATTTTTATGACGCGGACGAGTTGGATTTGTTTCGTTTCCGCGAGTCAGCCAATGTTGACGTGTGGACGCAAGGTCAACTGACCTTGCTACCTGACACGGAACGTGTCTTTGAGTCTGGTGCTTCGCATGCAACACCGTGCGCTCTTGGTGTGTGGTTCATTTCTGATAGCGACTTGTACTTGTACCGTGCGTCTACGGACACTATCGAGCAGGTCACTGCATTCACTGGTGTTGCGTTGCGGTTAGCAACGGATGGGTGTTCTGCACTTGTTGGTGCAGCGGATGGATTGTACGAGGTGAGCAGCACCTTGACGGTGGTGAAGTTGTATTCACCACCCGCTGGTTCTGCCACGTGGGATGTTCAGGCTTTGGGTTATGTGAAGGACCGCATTATTTTGTGTGCGAAAATCACGGGCGCTGTACCGATGCACGTGTTTGAGTTGGGTAGGAACCCTGCTTCACCACCTGTAACGGTGGTGTTGGTTGATGATTCCCGTTACTCATATAAATCCACGAGCATGTCGTTTGCTGCAGTGACGGAGACTACATCCGCGATTCTTGTTGCCACGAACATTGGTATTCAATCGCGGGTTATTTCTTTCACTATCGATTCAAGTGTTGGTGGGAACAGTGCAATGCTGGAACCGATTGTGGTGGCAGAGTTTCCCATCGGGGAAACTGTCAGGGCAATGAAGTCATACCTTTCCACTTTTGTGGTTACCGCCACGAACCGTGGTGTTCGTGTGGGTACTGAGTCGCAGAACGGTTTGGGTTTAACGTACGGCCCGTTGACTGTGGAGGATGACGTTTACGGGTTGGCTTTCAACGGAGAGTACGTGTACACAACTCGACGTGTTACTCGTTTAAGTTCGCAGGGTTTGTGGCGTATCGATCTTGGTACGGAGGTTGGTGACGGGTTCGCTTACGCATCTGACTTGTCTATCACCGATGAGGCTCCAACAAGTGTGGCGTTCATTGGTACTACTGGGCGGGCTTTGATTACGACAGCGGATTCAGTTTTTGTTCAGCATGCCACGAGGAAGGCTGAGAGTGGTTATCTTGCTAGTGGTCTTATTCGTTTTGGTACTACGGAAAGGAAACAGCCTGTCTCTGCGGCGATTCGTTCTGGGTTAGGTGAGGGAACTTTAGGTCTGTCCATTTCAGATAGTGCTGGGGCTGCTGCTGGTTTTGATTCACTTCCCGTTGGTGGCACATTGAACATTCCAGTGTCGGCTGAGTTGCAGCCGAACACGGAGTTTGAAGTTACTGTCACGATGAACCGTGGTGGTGTAGGTGACACGGGTGGTCCCGTGTTGGAGGAGTGGCAGTTGCGGGCGTTGCCTGCACCTGTGCGTTCACGCACGATCACGATCCCGTTGATGTTGATGTCAGAAGAGAGGGATGTGAATGGTGTCATTCGTGTCTCGGACCCGTGGCTTCGACTGCAAGCATTGGAACAACTGGAACAGTCCGGTGGTGCTTGCATGTTTCAAGACTTCTCAACTGGTGAAGAGCGCATTTGTGTGTTGCGTGCTGTGCAATTTGAGCAGGTTAACCCGCAGTCATTCACTCAAGGTTTCAGTGGGGTAGTGACAGTGCAGTTACAGACTGTGGATGTTGAGATCTAATGTTGTCATCGCTAACACCTCTTGTCACTTCAGGATCAACTGACCCAATGGTGGGTGAGGTTCGGTTGGCTTTGAATCTTCCCGGCGATGATTGTTTAGACACTTCACTGTCGGAGGTTATTCGCGGGTTTCAAAGGGCGCGAGGGATTCCGGCGCACGGTTTGATTGACGAGCAACTATTGGAGTACTTAGGGATAACCCTGTAATACATGTAACAAAAGAGATGGGTAGGCATAACGCCTGCCCCTCTTTTTTTGTGCCTATTTACCGATATCGTCTATAGATGTGGCAACTATTTCGTGCCTACGAGCCGTGTTCATTACTGGTTTGAATGAGGTAACCAACTCGTCCCAGCATGGGTCACACAGGTCTCCTGTGTAGCGGCGTTTGCCACGCTGCCCTACCCATTGAACAACCTCTGCCCCGTTGGACCGCTTGTTGCAGCGGTCGCAAACCACCACTTGGATCTTCGCCATACTGCTCACCTCTCAGCCACTCTCTTGAGTGAAATGACATTTTTTTGAGTTGAGATAGGGAACATCGCTTGACCTTTCAAACGCTTATCCCGGTTTATCCGATCCCCCGTCAAACCTAAATACCTCTCCGTCATTGTAACGCTTCGGTGATGAAGTTGCGTTTGTACTAGTCGTAACGCGCCGTCGGTTCCCATCTCCACGAGGGAGTCGAACCACGCTCGTGCCCCTGATCGGCGAAGGCAATGCATGCCTTCCCAATGGGTGTCTTCCCAACCGTAAGCGTCGAGACAGCGTTTGATGAGGTCTTCTGGTTTGCTGATTTTGCCGGTTGGGTTGTAGCAGTTACTGTCCCTGAAGCCACGGGCCACGGGTGGGACAAGCCTCCAATTCGGATCAAGATTCCCCATGACGCTTTGGTAATGGGTAAGCCATATCCGCAACTCCCCGTCCAGTTCACTGCTCAATGGCATGCGGTCGAAGTCGTTTGTTTTCTGGATGGTTACGGCGATAGTTCCACCGATGAGATCTACGTCCTTGACACGCAGGGCCACTGCTTCGCTGGAGCGAAGGAACAGGAATAAACCTAGGGCTGACATGATGCGATGACGTGGGTCAGGGGCCACGTCAAGGAACGAATCGAACTCGTCGAGTCGTAGCCGCTGGCGTTCTTTAACGGGCACTTTCCGGTAGCGAACACCCAGCATGGGGTCGTGGTCAGGGCCAATGATTCGGTTTGCCCGACACCATTGGAAGAACCCTGACAGGGTGGCGTGAACTGCGTTCACTGATGATGGTTGCCGCTTATCAAGGCAGGCTTCGAGGACATCAGCGATGTCCGATGGGTAGATATCCGACACTAATCTTTCTGGTGACAGGGTGCGTGTAAGGAAGCCTAATGCGGACTCGTCGTTGCGGGTCGTGTTGTGCGCGAACCCTTGCCGTTTCCTCCATTGCAAGTAGTCAGGTATAACGTCCCCGATTTTTTTATCTCTCATGTTGCAAAGACTAGTGGAAAAGAAGTTGCATTGCAACAACAACTAAAGACATGTTATTGCAACATGTAACAGAGGTTAAGGATACAAGTTCGATATCTGATTTTTGTGAGGAATGCCCGGTCAAAATCCAACCAATAATGCTGTTTTACCATTGAAGGGTGTATGGTAGACACAACAAAGGAAGGAATAAGACATGAGTGCAAGAAGGAAATTACCATCAGAATCAATCATGGCTGGGTGGGTCGAGAACGGCATGACCCATGAAGAAATAGCCAAAAGAATTGCTGACGAAATCGGTGAGCCTGTTTCACGTACGTCTGTTTCGGGGGCTTTGTCGCGTGCTGGATACACCAAGCGTTTACGTTACGATGACTATATTCCGTGGTCACCTGTAGCCCTGAAACATAATTCGGCATACCAAATCACGATGCTCAGGATCGGGGCAAGGCTCAATGCCGACCACGAATCCGCAGGTAAAGTGAATGCCGGTGAAAAGAAGCGGTTTAACAAATGGAAAAAGGAACTGGAAGATAAGGGGTTAGTGGTTCATTATGACTACAACACCCCCGAAGGTTTCTTCTATGTTCCCCGTAGGGCACAAGACACAGGTCTTGTGCGTAGCCCTGATCTGATAGCCAAGGCTGGTTAACCCTCAGGGGGTCTCGCTGCCGCTCGACCCTCTTACCGGATCATGATTTAGGAAAGCCCCCCCTACCCCCCCACTGAAATCGTGGAGCAGGTTCGGGGGGCTTTTCCCATTTCAAGTCCCGGTTATTACCGTCACAATCATTGAGGTTTCGCCCCACAGCAGTTGCTGTGGGTATATCTTTCCAGTTACCAATGCAACACGCAACAGCGACACGCGGCGTTAATGCTTGCAATGTCAGTCGTATTCGGTATGTTACTCACATGACAAATCAAGAGTGGGAACTTGAAGATTTTCACCTTGCCATTCAAACAGGCGAGGGAGAAATTCTTCTTGATACGACAAGGGAATTGGCACTAATGGTTTACCCGTGGGACGCATGCACTGATTGCAAGCGTCACGCCCACGACGTTGTTGAGTCGATGGGATTCACTGACATTCTCGAAGTGGGGCACATGGATGGTTACCGGATTGAGGGTGCGACAACCCTTGATTGTGACTTCTTCCTGATCGCACCACCTGCCCCTCAACCTAAAAGAAAGGCGATGGATCGTGAGTAAAATACCCCCGCATCGTTCGTATTCACAACTGTCTACGTTCTACAAATGCGCCCACCAGTACTACCTGTCGAAGGTAGCGAAAGTACCGGAACAACCAGCCCTTTACTTGGCTGCAGGCAGTGCTGTTCATGAGCATATTGAGGCTTTGAACTACCGATTTCATGAGGAACGAATGCAACATGTCTGACACAAGCGGTATAAACACGCGAGGTATCCCTTCGGAAGTGTGCCTCAACTGTGGAGGGAAAGTTTTCAAGATCCTTGCGCAGTTCGATGAGTACGAAATCGTCTGGTACACGGCCAACGGTTACTGCGTTGCATGCGAATCACCCGTCACTGTCCCCACCCCGATTGATGATCCTCAAGCAATGGAGTTCGACTATGAGTTCTAAAGAAATGACTCTTGAATGGCAAACAATTCTTGCCAACCAGATCGATGAACTTGAACATCGCACTGGTGTGCCTATCACGCAGTGGCGTACGGCTGGGCGCAAGACGAAAGCAAAACCAGCAGGTGAAGATCTTGCGTTTTGGGAAACCGAAGGCTTGCGTCAAGTTGAAATGTACGGGGAATGGTTAGCGAAGTCAGGGTGGCAGATAGCCACCATGCCTGACGGTCATCCCGGTATCGAATGGAAGTCGGAGACTTCCTTTGGTGGTTCACCTGTCCGCGTGATTGTTGATTGCATTTACAAAGTCGGTGATGACTTTGTTGTGGTGGATTACAAGACAGGTTCACGTACACCTTTCGGCATGATCCAAATGGGTTTGTATGCATCCGCTGTTGAACGCGTGTATGGCATACGACCTAAGTGGGGTGCGTTTTTCATGACACGTAAAGGGGAACTCTCCGACCTCACTGATCTTTCACCGTGGTCAATGGAGTACTTCGATTATGGCTTCTCAGCAATGAACGCAACCATCGAGACGGGTTACTTCCCGCCGAACGTCACGGACGCATGTAGTTACTGCTCGTTCTCTGACTACTGCGTTGCAGTGAATGGTTCTAAATCTGCCAACTACCCATTAGTAAAACTAACGAAGGAGAAATGATGAGTACAACAACCGAATCACCATTTAGTTACACGATCAAGGTTGGTCGCAACAATGACCTGCTTACGGGTCGCGCTGATGATTCAACACAAATGCAGGCACGCATCCAAGAGATGCACGTGTTGAAGTCAGTGATCGAAGGTCAGCCTGTGGCTGCACCTGTCGCTGCACCAGTGAACGAAGTTGATCAGGCAGTGGCATACCTGCAAGCCGGGGGAATCACTGGCACTGTGGTGCAGCAAGAGCAAGTGGGCGGATACACCGTTCAGCCACCAGCGCCTGTCACTCAGCAATCAGTTGAGGAAATCACTGACAAGTGGGGCAACACGTGGACGTACGGTCACCCTGACGCACCAGCATTGCCTGATGGTCGCGGAGCATACGCACGCAAGAAGGGCATCTCTAAGGCTGGCAGTCAATACACCGGATGGTTCGATCCCGCTAAGGGTCCGAAGCCTTTCCCAACCGGCGTTACTGAAGCACCACCAATTTTCCCTAAGCGATAGGGCATGCGGTCACTCCTACAAGTGGTTCGCTCCACGAGCGAGGCAGGTCAGGATCTCCCAGAGATCCTGCCTGCTTTCTCCTCAGCGACCATCAAGTTTCGGCGGGGGCAACTTCATGTCATCGCCGGTCAACCCGGTGGGGGTAAGACGATGCTCAGTCTTTGGTACGCAATCAAATCGAACACGAGAGTTCTTTACTTCAACGCTGACTCTGATCAAGGAACCATTGTTAACCGTGCCAGTGCGATACTGCTTGACCGCACGGTTGACGAAGTCAAAGCGATGCGTGAAACAGAAGAAATATATTTGATTGAAGATGAACTCATTGAACTCTCACAAAGAATACGTATCGAACCTAACCCTCATCCAACATTGGATGATATTTACGAAGAGACAGAAGCATATGTTGAACTCTTCGGCTGCCCCCCTGATCTGATTGTCGTTGACAATCTCCTGAACCTTGCTGCCGCACATGACAACGAGTGGACTGCCATGCGTGACGCTATGTCAGCGTTGCATTCACTTGCGCGTGAAACTGAAAGCGCAGTCGTGGTACTGCACCACGTTAGCGAGAATGATTCTAAACCTGAGTTCCCTGCTGCACGCAAAGCATTAATGGGGAAGGTGAGTCAACTACCAGAACTCATACTTACAGTGGCGATGAGTGGAGATAACTATCTCGTTGCTGCTGTGAAGAACCGGGATGGCGTGTCTGATCCCGGTGCTGAGAACCCCATCAGGGTTGCTGTCGATCCAAGTCGCATGTGCCTTTTCAACAACAAGGAAGAACTTGAAATGGCAAACACTAGGAGACAATGGCTATGAAATACCCGGACTATACAGACGCAGCATGTGTTGGGATACCGACAGAAATTTTCTACCCAGTGATCGATGAACCAGCGGACATGACCACCATCCGAAAGATATGTGCGGCATGCCCAGTGCTAACTGATTGCTACCAGTGGGCTTTGCATCATGAACGCCACGGTATTTGGGCTGGCTCCACACCATCAGAGAGACGCACTGTGCGTTCCCGCCTCAACATTAGTTTGATTACACCTGAGGCAGTGTTCACGGCTGGTGCGCGACTGTGAGCGCGGCTAATAAGGCGAAGGGTAGTCGTTGGGAGATTGACCTTGAGTCTTTCTTTAATGACAGCGGGCTGCATGCCCGCCGTCTACCACGAGCCGGAGTCAACGACATTGGTGATGTGTCTATCGCCTTGAAGTCAGGTCGTGTTCTTGTGATCGAAGCAAAGAACGTGAAGGCCGCGAACATGAGTGACTTCCTACGTCAAGCCGATGTTGAGGCTGACAATTATGAAAAGAAATACAAGCAAGCAACCTTCCCACTCGTGGTCACAAAGACACGACAGAAGGGAACGGTTGATGGTCGAGTGACCATCACTATCGGCACGTTGATTGATCTTCTCCGTGAGGAGGGGTTGGTGTGATGGACACGGATCAACTCGAAGAGGTAATGGTTGCAGTGTTAAACCATTACGACTTACCCGTTACTGGTAGCGGTGAACGCAACACGCGATGCCCCGTGCATGAAGAACGTGTTGCATCCGCATCAATGAATGTGGGTAAAGGACTCTGGCATTGCCACGCATGTGGCGCTGGTGGAACCGCAGTGAACATCGTGATGTTGCGGGAGCGACTCGAATACAGGGAAGCACTCGCGTTCATCACTGAACGCATCGGTAAAGAGATGAAGGCAACGCATCGTGCTGCACGTACACGAAGTACGGGCAGTGGTCGTTGGGTTCCACCAAAGTTGAGGAGAGGCGCATGACAACAATCATCGGTATCCAAGAAGAGGGTAGGGCCGTCATGTATGCGGACTACCAAGTCTCAACAGAGTCTGAATCTTTTGTCAGTAAGACAGCGCGAAAGATTTGCCGCAACTTTAGTTTGGCATACGGAACCGCAGGAAATGGTCGCTTGTGCGACTACATTCAATACGACTGGGAACCACCACAGCCTGACGAGGAAGCCAGCGTGCAGGTGGATGAAGAGTGGTCCTACTACTGGCTAATCACCACATTCGTACCTGACTTGAAGCGTGCATTGCGGCGTGAAGGTTACGAGTTAGGTAGTGATGGTGTTGATTTCCAAATGATCATCATCGTTCGAGGGTTCGTGTTCCAAATCGAATCCGATGGCACGGTAATGAACCGCATGCATGGGCTATACGGCATAGGTACAGGCGGTGCGTACGCACTGGGTGCGTTGATCACTGGCGCTGACCATTTGCAGGCCATGAGGGCTGCGGAAACCCTTGACCCGTTCAGTGCCGCATTCAACTACACCTTCGATGAAGTAAGCGTGGAGAAGAAATGATCACCGCGTTGGTACTGAGTTCTGTACTGATGTTTACCCCAGTAAACATTGACACAAGCAACATCCCTGACTCCTTATACAAGGGCACTGCCTACTACATGCCGAAGAAAGAAGAGATCCGCAAATGCATTATTTACCGGGAGTCCCGTGGGAATTACCGTTCCGATGGCCCCGGTGGCGCGGGTGCTTACTCATTCATCCAGACTACGTGGGATCTTTACGCCCCACGTGCTGGCTACCACCACTTAGTTGGCGTACGTCCCAGTAAAGTCCCGAAGTTTATTCAGGATGCAGTGTTCTGGCGGACATGGGATTGGGGCAATGGCAAATGGCATTGGTCTACCCGTTGGAATCCCGGCATGCTCGCATGCTTTGAGGAGAAGAAGCGATGAAACCAAACATGAAGATGATGGAGATGCGCACCATCGCATCGGAGATGTATCACCAGTGCTTGAAGGGTTCACCCGCTGAGGATTACTTGACTGAACGTGGGTTGATGGATGGTGCGGAACAATTCCAGTTGGGTTACGTGCGAACACCAGCACCCGGACATGATGACAAGTTCCTTGGCATGCTGTCCATCCCATACTCAACACCATCAGGTGTTGTTGGGTTTAAGTTCCGCAGGATCCAAGGTGATGGCAAGAAGTATCTTGCACCTGCAGGGCAGAAGATGCACATCTTTAATGTGCAATCGTTGATCGATGCTATCGAAGAAGTGTGCATCGTGGAAGGTGAACTTGATGCGATAGCCGCAACACTCGCAGGTCACCCAGCGATTGCTATCGGTGGCACTAATGGTTGGCGTAGCATCTTCGGTCGATGCCTTGATGGGGTAGGCAAAGTCATCATCGTTACCGACAATGACAAGAAGGAAGACGGCACGAATCCGGGGCAGGATCTGGCAAAGAAACTTGCTGAAGAAATCCCTAATGGGATACGCGTGTCGCTTCCCTACGGCGAAGATGTGAACAGTACGATCCTCAATTACGGAGCGCAGCACTTCACAGACTTAGTGAAGGCAACTCGATGAAAGGCTCCGACTTGTTGACTCGCGAGACTGTTCTTGCCAATGCCAATACCCTCATTAACGGTGACCGTGCAGACATGTACGGGGATGCGCACGTTGCGCATGATCGGATCGCTCGAGTGTGGAGTGTCATCCTTGATACGGAAGTCAGCGCACACGAAGTGTGCCTGTTGTTAGCGTCCATGAAAATGGTGAGGGCTGCAGTTAACCCTGACTACATTGATTCGTGGATTGATATGGCTGGCTATGCAGCATTAGGTGCAGAGATTGTGAGTAGACCATGACCCCAATGTCCCGCAAGTGGATCATCAGTGACCTTCAAGTTCCTTACCATGACAAGAAGGCAGTGGATGCGGTCGCTCAATGCATTGCTGATCACAAGACCGACAACGATGTAGTGGTAAGTATCGGCGATGAAATGGATATGCAAACGATCAGTCGTTGGAGTGCGGGTACTCCGCTCGAGTACGAGCGCAGCATCGGTAAGGATCGGGACACTACAGTGCAAGTGTTGCACAACTTGCAAGTGCAGCACATGATTCGTTCGAATCACACAGACAGACTGTTCCATAAAGTCATGCGTAACGCACCGGGATTCCTTGGGTTGCCAGAGTTAGAACTTGAGAACTTCCTGCGTTTACCGCAACTCAGCATCAAGTTTCACAAGCATGGTTGGGATGGCATTGCACCCGGATGGGTTGCACTGCACGGTGATGAGGCCGGAGCATCCCAAGTGGCAGGACAAACAGCAGCGGGGCTAACAAGGAAGACCGGTAAGTCGGTGGTGTGTGGACACTCACATCGATTAGGTTTACAGCCCTACTCCACCAGTGTGGGTGGCACGTTGACACGCACACTATGGGGATTCGAAGTAGGCAACCTGATGGACTTGAAGGAAGCCAAGTACACGAAAGGCATAGCGAACTGGCAGCAAGGGTTCGGTGTGATCTATGAGCATGGCAAGACCGTTGTACCTGTACCCATACCCATCGTGAACAAGAGTTTCGTATTCGAAGGGGAGCAGTACTCGTGGTAGAGAATGCAACACGCGAGACACATGAAGAAATAAGTATGGACGATCCCATTTGGGAGGATGTTGTTCGCCTCGCTGTAATAGCATCACGCGTAGTACATCGCAGGTTCTACGGGTACGTGGATCGTGAAGACTTGCAATCCATAGCAGTGGAGTACGCGTTACGCAGGCAGGACAAGGTACGTGAGTACCTGTTCCGGGAAGACAAAGCCGAACGCAAGTCAGGTGAGTACGCGATGGTCACGTTCCTTTCGCGTCACGCTGAAAGGCGGGCACGTGCAGAGAAGGCACGCAAACTGGGATACAACCCTCAAGATGAATTCTTTTACCGCTCCACACTGATCGAGTCACTGATCAAAGTGTGGGATTCAGGTGATCATGATCTCGCAGGTCAAGTAATGGATCCGGCCGAGATGGGTGGCAAAAGGAAAACGAAACTGATCAGCGAAGGCAACGATATTTTTGCGATGGTTGCTGACATGGACAGGGCTATGCGTTCACTCGATGAACGCACACGATCCATCCTGTTGCGTAGGTTCAGTGATAACGCGACACTGCATGTGATTGCGGATGAGATGGAGATCTCTCATCAACGCGTGGATCAGTTGGTTACTTCAGGTTTACGGAAAGTCAATGAGTTTCTGGGTGGTCGCAACCCTTACTAACAGCGCGGGCAGCGCGGGTAAAGAGGAGGGGTTGGTCTTCACTGATCAACCCCTCCGTTCTTTTAATCACCTAGCGAATCGATCCAGTTCGGTTGCATCATGCGTGCCACCATCACCCCAGTCTTTGATTGGTCACCGTTCTTGTTCACAAGGGATAGTTTGTTGATCTTCTTCTCCGCTTGAAGGCGCGTGGTCCATGACCCAGCAGCGAACACGGGACTCTCGTTGGAGAGTCTCGCGATCACTATCCACTGGTCACGCTTAGCACGCACCGCATCCAGTGCCTCGATGATGTCCGCAGCCATGTCCTTAGACTCATCCGATAGGGACGGGTCAAGGATCTTGGCCACGGTTTTGATTTCTGTTGGTGTTGCCATCAGGCTGTCACTAACTCAGCAAGATGCAGCGCACGTGTCTTAAATTCAACGTCACGACCACGCAGGATGCGCTCGCTGCGCTTGCCACGTGAGTAGTAGTCGCTGTATTCCACGGCCGCAGCGAACAACGCTGAAGCCTTACCGCGAATGTTCTCGTTCGTTGGTGCGTCATGGATCAACCCGGCAAGGTATCCACGCTGACGGTCATTCACCGTGCTAGCAGCACGGTACTTGCTGACATCCATTGCAGCGATGGGCTTGGGGAACATGCGATCAATGAACTGCTCGACCTGCCACGCTGTCGTGTCGATGTCGTTCAGTGTGTTGATGCGATCCTCCATGATGCCAATGGAATGCATGCTTGCGATCACTGCATGACGGAAGTCTTGCAAATAATTCTGGGCACGTGACGTGTGACGTATACGTTGAACGGCTCCCTTCTTACTGAAGATGGCAGGGATCTGGTTCGTGCAATGGATGCGGTGCAACCATCCACGTGCAGTGGTAGCACCACTGCCATCATGAGTGGTGGCGATGAGCAACTGGCGTGTATGTGCATCACCTTGGATACGTGATGATGCCGCCAAGTTAGCCAGCATGAACACCTTCGCGCCATTGTCCAGTGACCCAGCAGAATCAATGGACTGGATGAAGCCTTCACGCATCAGGTAGTCCAATGGTGCGAATGCTTCATGGTTTTGAATCACACCATAGTTATTACCCACAACACTGATCACGTTGTTGTTGTCGGTACGTACCAGCCCCACATGGTTAGTGACGGGGCTGATGCCAGTCTCACTGCTTGCCGTGAGATCCCAGCGTTGCACCTCGAAGTCGATTGATGCTTCTCGCATTGCATCCTGCAATGTTGTGGAACTTGATACGTCCTGCATTGCCAGCCCAAACGGGCTACGTGCAGGGGCTACTGTCTGTGCTGCTGTCAATGTATTCATCTTCCTTTTTCCTTATCTGTAGGGTGTGTTGTGTTGCGTTCTGCATGCAGCAAGCGTCTGGCTTGTTGCATTCGTGTGTAGTTGTATTGCTTTTCACTCTGTGCTTGGCCTGCTGTCTTGCCCATGTAGTAGGACACGAGGGCAATCATCGCCATGAATCCCAGCAGGATCAGAAGACTCTCAATCATTCTTCTTCACCGTTCTCTTCGAAGTTTGTGTACCAAGTGCGCCCGCCTTCTTCGAAGATCTCGAAGCAGCCAGTGACCCCATCGATGCGCTCGACACCCAGTAACCCTAGGTATTCGTTGCGATAGATGATGTTGTGCGTGAGTAGTACTTCGACCTCAGTAAGTGGTCTCATCACGGTCCTCTCTCAGTGTGTAGTCGGCGATGACTTGGGTTAGGCCGATGCCTAACGCGAGCCATGTTGCCATGAATAACAGGTTCATTGCGTCCTTTCGATTGTAGTGTGTGTGTCTGACATGTTGCAATCCTAGCCCAAGTTTCAAGGGTTTAGGCTCCGACATACCGAAGCCACGGATCTGGCGTGCTGAGTTCCCGCGCTCTCGCACGGGCCTCCTTCAATGACGGCAGCAACTCCTCGATCACGTCGCTACCATCTGGCCTCACGCCCACATCTGCGAAGTGCAGGTCGTAGTACCCATCCACGGGCCACGCCCAGTACGTGCCGTGGTCACCGTCGTACTTGCCATTACGTAACTTCACTGCGTTACCAATGCCATCGAACATCATGATGATTCCTCCTTCGGTTGTTCTTCACATTCGCCACGGCAATAATAAGAAAGTTCACCATGCTCTCGCCCAAAAGCATCAACCGATATGCATGTTGTTGTGTCTTCCAATTTGCGTTGCGCTCCGCAACAGTCTGTTGTGTATGTGATGTCACTCATGATTCCTCCTTGTATTCCTCAGCGACGTGCATCACGTCGCATATCCCGCACCACAAGGCACGCACGTCGAAGCCACCGTCAGGTCGTGGCTCATCGGCTAGCACGTACTCCGTGTAGTGATACTCGCATGATGTCGGTAGTTGTATCGATGTCATGATGCCTCCTTCGATAGATCGAATACCAAGTCTTGAAGCGACTCGAACATCTTGTCTAATGCGTTCCATGTGTCACGAGGTGTCACAGTCGCAGCCCTTAGGCTCTCTCCTAGATAGGTCATGTCCTTCATGACTCCATGTATAACCTCGACTTGATGTCTCTTTCTGTCAAGGATTGATGCAGCCAAACTTGCAGCCGCATCATCGGTGATTGTCATTCTGTATTCAGTCATGATTCCCCCTTCGATAGATCGGATACGAACGGGGTGTACGCATTCTCTAATGCAATTCTGAGAGCATGCACCTGTGACTTGTCCACATCCATTTCCAAATCATCAGTCGGTAAACCATTTACTGTTACGCGAATCCGAACTAAACTTATTTCACTCATGATGCCTCCTCTAAATCTATTTTTAATTTCAACTGCAACAAAACCAAATCCAACTGCTCAATGAAAGCAGCAGGATCTGACACCTCGATCTCAAAATCGCGTGCCTCATCGTCACTATCCACGTTCACAAATACTTGCGCCATCAGTGCGCACCGCCTTTCTCGATCATGTATTGGAATACGGTAGCCACGCTCCCGCTAAGTTCATGTGCCAGAATCGACAACTCGTCGATGTCATCGTTCTTCAGTGCGACCTCAGCCTGCCGCATCAGTTCGCGGGTATAGGTGAAGTCACTGCGCACCTGCGCCTTGGTTGTCATGTTGCTCATGACTGCTCCCACTCTCTGAAAATTTCAGTGACGTACGCTTCAACATCAGATGCTAAACCCTGCGCCCAATACTTCGCGCCCTCTTCATCACCCTCGACATGCATGCCAACCTCAGAGGTGATCACATCACGCTGAGTCTGCATGTAATGCTGCACTGCAGCCATGACCTGCAGCCACGCTCGAGCCTCAGCCTCTTTGCCGTCAATTACGTACTCAACTGCACTCATTGCCTTGCTCCTTCCAAACGAAAGGAGAGCCGGTATCTCCGGCCCTCCTAGGTCCAACTATAAAGCACGTGTCAAACGTGCTTCAATCACTCACAAACTAGACGCTGGCCCCTGCCCAAACCTAGACCGAACATCATCACGCGAGGGCTAGCATGATCAGCGAAACACTCACCACACACAAACGCCCAGCCCCCACCATCATGACCGCGCATCTCAACATCGAAACCCGCAACGGCCTCGCAAAAATCACAGTCAGGCAACTCACTCACCTGCGCCACTGTCCAATCGTGATCATCCCAACTATCCTCAACGCTCAACGATTCAGCCATGACCGATCACCTCATGTACCCGCTCAGCCACGACATCGACCGACCCGCCAATGTGCCACGCATAAACCTCATCCATGCCCGGAGCGCCATCCTCGTAGCGTTTCCAATCGTAAATCGTTGCCACTAAACCATCATCAAACTTGATCACCCATTCCGTGGTGACCTTGCTGCTTTCATCCTCAAAAGTAGGTGCGCCAAACACCGACTCAATCAACCTACGTGAGGCCACAACCTCACCCTGCAGGTGAGTACCCGAACAATCACAATCACCAACAATAAATCCTGTAAACATTTCAATCACCCTTTCAATCGCAAGGGGGCAGGCATTTCCTGCCCCCTAATCCCAACTATGCACCACGTGTCAAACGTGTTGCAATCATGCCGTGACGTACTTGGATCCCGTACCGTGCGCAAGGATGAACACGTCCGTAGCCACCTTGCCAGCCTTAACCCCGGAACACATGCCGCAATCGAAACACGTCAGTTTGTTGACCTCGCGGGTGGCGGCACACTCCACCGCACGATCGGGACGATCCGCACTAGTGGGCAGGACCACAAAGGACCGCCATCCCGCGAGGCGTGCATCACGTCGATCTGTGACCGTATCCGCACTAGCCATCAGCAACTCACGATAGCCCGGGTCCACATTCCGCCACTGGTGCGTGTAACCCGTGCGAACCTTCGACGTCGACACAAGATCCCGCAGAACCTGCAGAGGCACAAGGCTTGGATCCCCATAGGATCCGAGCCGGATCCCGCGGCCCGCGATCAATTCCGCGACATCGGCCGGATCCATCACGGGATACGAACCGCGGGCATAAGCCCGCCAGATCGAAAGCGGAGCCTGTCCGACATTGACGTAGCAAGCCCGCCCCACACGCTTACCCGTGTCCTGATTCTGGTAGCCACGAAGTGGGCAATCCCCACAGATCGACCGATCCAAATCCAATTTCATTGCCGCGATCGGATCCATATCCGAACGCAAAATCCACGTTTGCACCATGTCGCCCGTCTTACGATTAGCCGAACCACCAGAACCAAGCCCGGTTACGATCATCACAATCGGACCACCATCAATCATTGAAACACCCTGCCACACTATCGCGCTTGTAACTTTAGCCATCGCCTTAATCCCTTCCAAACGTAAAGCCCCGGGAATCTCCCGGGGCCATAACCCAACTATCTCACACGTGTCAAACGTGTTGCAATACCCCAAACAATCAAACATAATCCCAACGCACGATCCCGTTACGGTCGTATTGGCCATCCACATTGCATTGATCACAATCAAACTCCCACACGCCACCATCCGCCGCGCACTCCCAACAAGCCGGCAACGCTACAGGCTTTGCATCTTTCATCACAAACTCCATCCGATCAATGAACGGCCGGTTGCCGTTCTGGTTCCCAGTATCCGCTATCTGTCAAATCATAGAGGGAATCGTGAGGGGAACCGCCACATATAGGCACACAAGGGCCATCCATGACCACATGAGGAAGACAGTGGTCTGCAGAACGACACCGCGCACGCGCGCGCGCCCGGTAGGAGGTGTCTTTTTACATCTCGTACTTGTATCGGAGGACGAATTCTAGAGGCGGCCGCTCGACGACCCGAGGCTTTTTAATACCACCCCCCCCTAGGTATGTATGTGTCCGGTGAAAAATATTCACCTAATTCTGTACTGGTTTATCCCCATATGTCCGTTTCTAAATAAAATAGTTTGGGGTTACCCCTTGCAAAATGGTGTTTTTCTAGTCCCCTAAAGAAGTAGGTACTACTTCATAAACCCCTGAGCAACTTCGTTGTGATGGGGTGTTCCCCTGTGTTTGTGATTGGGGTGGGGTCTGTCCTTACTTGGACCCTGTTGCACCCCTTTTGTTTACCCTAGTTTTGGTTGAGGAGTACTTGTGGCTCGTGCGGACTCACCTCGCAGGCGTGTTGCGCCTGATGAGGCTCGTCGCGAGTTGGTTGACGCGGTGCGTCAAGGGCGGACTATTACTGATGCGCTTCGCGTCATTGGCCGCTCGCGCTCGTGGTATGACACTCAACGGCGGGTAGCCCCTGATTTCGCGGTTACGATTGATTCGGTCAGATTGCGGCAGACTGACGCTGCCTTATCTGCCCGTAATGCGGATATTTCTTTTGCGGAGTTTTCTGAGAAGTACCTGCATGCTCGGGTGTTCCCTCACATGCAGAATGTTGTCGACCTGCTTGAGGGCAGGTCTCCTTCTTGGTTGCGGGATGAAATGATTTACGAGCCGGGTAGTGCTGGTTTGTCGCGGCTACTTGTTAACGTGCCTCCGAACCACGCGAAGTCGATGACGGTAACGATTAATTATGTTACGTACCGGATTGTGAAGGATCCGAACATTAACGTGCTGATTGTGTCGAAGACACTGGAGCAGGCTAAGAAGTATTTGTATGCGATTAAGCAGCGGTTGACTCATCCTCGCTATGCGGACATGCAGATGGCGTTTGGTCCAGCTGATGGCTATAAGGCTACGGCGGATCAGTGGTCTTCGAACAAGGTTTATTTGGGTGGCGATACGCGGGACTCTGGCGAGAAGGATCCTACGATTGAGGCTCTGGGTATGGGCGGCCAGATTTACGGGTCTCGTGCTTCGTTGATTGTTTTGGATGACGTTGTGACGTTGTCGAATGCTTCTGAGTGGCCTAAGCAGCAGGATTGGGTTCGGCAGGAGGTTGCTTCTCGTTTGCCTCCTGATGGCGGCCAACTGTTGGTGGTGGGTACTCGGGTGTCTGCTGTGGATTTGTATCGCGAGTTACGTAATGAGGATCATTACACGGATGCTTTGGTTCCGTGGACGTATCTTGGTATGCCTGCAGTGTTGGAGTATGCAGAGAAAACTGAGGATTGGGTTACGTTGTGGCCGAAGTCTGAGCAGCCGTTGAGTGAAACGGATAAGCCAGATGATGATGGCATGTTTGAGCGTTGGTCTGGTCGGCGCATGGATAAGGTGCGTAACGAGGTTGGTCCGGGTAAATGGTCGTTGGTTTACCAGAATCATGACGTGTCTGAGAATGCTATTTTTGACCCGGTGTGCGTCAGAGGCGCAATTAACGGTATGAGAAAACCGGGTCCACTCATTGCGGGTGCGACTGGTCACCCTGTGGATAGTTCACACTTCTACAGGGTGATTGGTTTAGACCCTGCTATGAGCGGGGATACGGCTGCGGTGGCGTACGCTATTGATAGGCGTACACAGAAGCGTTACGTGATGGATGTTCACGTGATGACGGCCCCTACCCCTGCCGCTATTCGTACTTTGTTGAAGGACTGGGCGGAACGGTATCGCCCGAACACGGTCATTGTGGAGTCGAATGCGTTTCAGTTGTTCCTCACAAAAGATGAGGAGATCAGGAATCATTTGAATTCGCGCGGTATCGCGTACCGCCCTCATTTCACTGGTTCTAATAAGCAGGATCCTGAGTACGGTGTTGCCTCCCTAGCGACTTTGTTTGGGTCTAAGGAGAACCGTAAGGACCAGTTAACGCAGAAACATGCTGGCGATAACTTGATTGAGTTGCCGGATGCTTCCACTAATGGTCATATTAAGAAACTTGTGGAGCAGTTAATTACGTGGCAGCCGGGTGTGCGTGGTTCTAAATTAAAAATGGACGCTGTGATGGCGTTGTGGTTTTGCGAGATTGTTGCGCGGGACATTCTTTTCCGTGTAACGAATACACGGAACTTCATGACTAATGAGTTTACTTCGCAACAAGACATTGATAACCAGTACGTGATCAACCTTGACGATCTTACACAAGACGCTTCGGGTTTGGTGCGTTTATAGAGGAGTTGTTCGGGTGAGCGATTACGCACACAAGTTTGATGCGCTGAAGAAGCGTTTCAGTGAACGCGATGAGCGTATGCGTGAAGTGTCTTTGGTTCGCGCTGGGCATGCTGATCAAGTTTTTCCGGGTATTTTCCCTACCCAGAAATGGTCACGTCCTATTGTTGCTAATCTTATTGATGTTGTTGCCCGTGACTTCGCGGAGCAAGCCGGTGTTATTCCCACTATTAGTGCCTCGGGTGACTCGGCCCTTGAGGAGTCTTCACGGACTCGCGCTGATAAGCGCACGAAGATAGCAAACTTTTATATTGCTTCATCCCATTTGGGTATTGAGATGATTCGCGCTGCGGACCAGTACGCAACGTACGGTTTTACCCCGTTCCGTGTCGAGCCTCATTTCAAAGAGAATCGTCCACATATTCATGTGGAGAACTCGATGGGTGCATATTTTGATCGTGACCGTTTCGGCACAGTGAACTTGTATTGCCACACGTTCCGCCGTAAAGCCGGTGATATTGCCGCTATGTTCCCCGAACTTGCTGACAAAATTATGAAACGTGGCATGTTTGGTTCACAGGACACTAACCAGATTCTTGAGATTGTGCGTTGGTATGACGCTAAGACCTCTGTGATGTTCATTCCTGAACGTGACGGCTTATTGCTGGCGCAAACACGGAACATTCTTGGGCGTGTACCTGTGGCTATCGCTCAACGTAACTCTCTTGACTCTGAGGCTCGAGGCCAGTTCGATGATGTGTTGTTTGTTTTCGCCGCTAAAGCGAAACTGGCGTTGCTCACGATGGATGCTGTACAAAAATCTGTTGAGGCTCCACTTGCGTTACCGCAAGATGTCACCCAGTTAACCGTTGGTCCTGATGCTGTGATCCGTTCGAACTCACCGGAGAAAATCCGTAGGGTTCCTTTAGATGTTCCCCAGTATGCATTCGCTGAGAACAATGTTTTGTCTGAGGAACTTCGTTTAGGTACTCGTTTCCCTGAGTCTCGCGCCGGGCAATCTGAGGGTTCCATTGTTACTGGGCAGGGCATTAAAGCGTTGCAGGCTGGTTTCGATGGGCAAATTAAAACCGCCCAATCAATCATGGGTGAAGCACTCGGCGAAGCGATCTCAATAGCGTTGGCAACGGATGAGGCTTTCTTCCCCGGTGTGAAAAAGGAAGTGTCCGGTTCAGCGAACGGTGTGCCGTTCAAGTTGGCGTACACACCCGATAAAGACATTAATGGTGAGCATGGCATTAATGTGCAATACGGTTTGATGGCTGGTTTGGATCCCAACCGTGCACTCGTGTTTGCTTTGCAGGCTCGCGGTGACAAACTTCTTTCCCGCCGTTTCGTTCGCAATAACCTCCCTGTCACTATGAATGCGGCTGAGGAAGAACGCGCCATTGACATGGAAGAGATGCGTGACTCTCTTAAGGCTGGTGTTTCATCCCTTGCCGCTGCTATTCCTCAAATGGTTTCGCAGGGTCAAGATCCCACAAAGATTATTGAACAAATGGCGATGGTGATTGATCAACGTAAAAAGGGTGTCCCGTTGGAGGATGCTGTAGCGAAAGCGTTCACACCAGCACCGAAACCGGAACCGAAAGCACCAGATGCTGCACCGTCAATGTTTGGTGAAGAAGCACCCGCTGAACCTGCACAGGAAGAGATTCCTTCAGGTCCGGTTACTAATGAGGCGTTACCGCAAGGTCCGCCAGCAATGCAGCAGTTACTCGCAGGTTTAACAAGTTCAGGTCAAGCAAGTATGTCTAACCGTGTGGTTAGAAATATCCCCGCATAAAAGGAGAAATCATGGGTATGGGAAAGCAAGGCGGAATGGTGAAAGCACCAGTCGCTACAAACATTGAAGGTAAGAAAAACGGTGGCGCTGTTGTCGGCGGTGGCATGGTGAAGTACGGCATGACCCCTAAGCCTGTCGCTGGGAATTCTAAGAAGACTAAGTAGTGGCTGCCTCAATGAAGTCCCCTCGGCCAAAGAAGACGGCTGTCACGGGAACTAAATACATTACAGAGGGTCGTCCCGCAAAGAAGAAGCCGTCACCTCTAATTCAAAAAGAGATTAAGCAATTACCAGAACGAAAAATAAAGCCTATTACTGATGGGCGTAAACCTGCACCGAAGCCTGCAAGAAAACTGATGCCGAGTAAACCGGGAATGATAAACACCCCGATAAAAGGCAAGATCAAACCAATGCCTCGCCCCAATAAAAACGGTGGCAAGCCCGCACGCAAACCAATGATCAGCCGCCGAAGCGGCTTCTAAATCTAGGAATAATAATGCTGCCCAGCAACTCGAAGAAGAAAAGCATCCCTGCATCATTGAGGGCACGTAAGCCAATCCCTGAGTCACTTAAAGCGCGTAAACCTGCACAGCGCAGTACTCCTAAATTTGTACGCGGCGGAGGCGCTGGTCCCGGTGAGGGTGTTCTTGCTAGTCAAGTAGTGGAAGCAATGAAGTTTCTTTTTGGTGACAGCGCTGAGATTACAACGAATGCTGGTGGAGTAACACGTAAAGTTAAACTTGCAGAGGCTGGAAACCCGATTGGGTCAATTATTGGCGCTGCTGGTCGCAAACTAGCGGCAGATGCGGCAAAAGGAATTGCTAAAAAAGAAGCGAAGAACACTGCGGCTTTAACTAAGCCTCGCACCGTCAAGCCTGCAAAGCCTGCAGCAAAACTTTCCAAGGCTGAAGCACGCGACATGGAACTGGCAGACATTAAAAGATTAATGATGCCTGATCCTCGCCCTGCAAGGGCTGCAGCGAAGTTCTCTGCTGATGACGGTATCCGTCAGGCTATGCGTGGCAAGTCCGGCAAGGCGTTAACGACAGGCCCGAAGCCTGTGCGTTCAGGTTTTAAGACGGACTCTGCTTTCAAAACTGCTTTGAAGAAGTGGGAAAGTAAGTTGGAGGCTAACCGTGCAGCGGTTCGTGGTGGGGGAGACTCAACACCTGTTGCACCGAAAGCGACTCCTGCAGTGAAGAAGCCTGCGGTGAAGAAGAATCCGGCCCCGGCTGCGAAGAAGGAAACTCCCGCTGTGGCCAAAAAGCCAACAGTGAAGAAACCTGCTGCCAAGAAGCCCATTGACCCACCGAAGTCTCTTGCTGCTCGCAAGCCAAGCACTGCTCTTGTGAAGCGTCCGGGTAGCGCGGTTGCGACTCGTCCGGGTGCGCCCACTGCTAGCACTGCTAGCAAGGATGTAGTGAAAGAGCGTGGAGTTCCAACCTTCTCGTATGCACGTCCAACGACTGCTGCGGGTCGAGCAAAGTTGGCAATTGAAGGCCCAAAGGCGCAAGCGAAGCGTCCTGCTGCCATTGCTGCAGGCCGGTCGCAGTTAGCGATTGAGGGTCCGAAGAAGGCGGCCACGGCTGCTAAGGGTGGCATGTCTAAAAAGAAGAAAGCACTCATT